AAGATATTCTATTCTGGAACGTAGGTAAAGAACCTATCTTACAAAACCTTGATTTGCCTGATACGATTGATTCATATAGAGAATGGCCTAAGAATGTTGAATGAAGAAGCAATCGACGTATTAGTTGATTATTATTATCCACGAGCTGGCTGGTTACAAGACAACGTAAACTGGGGACAACTAGATTACGAAGGACCAGAAGCAAATAAAATTATTGACGATCCTCTTATGCAGAAGATCGATATCTACGATTGTAAAACAAGAAACGCTGCAGGCTTTTCAAATGTATTACAAGATCTGAGATTTGGATCGAAGACACCTAAATGGCGTTGGCAAAAGAAAGATAGACGTGACATAAGTGCAAAGAATGATGAGATTAATTGGCCAATAGAAACTTGGCTATATACTTTTATGTGTCATAGGATTACAGGTTCTGGTGCAAGCTTTGAGAACGATCATGGTTATCGTAACAACATAGTTCAACATTGGGGCAGACATAGAGATATACAAGATATGGCAGAAGATCTGGTTCAAACAAAAGAATCAGGTAAGTCAATGTTTACTTCTATTGGTAATCAACCGCCCGCACCTAAGAAAGGCGTGAGTAACGTAGACTTTATGGTCAAGGAATTACCAGACTTGATACATAGTACTGGAGAGTTTTTATATAAGAAGAAGCGAGGCCATAAAGATATTGTCGATCATCTTAATGAACACAATAGAAGAAATGGTCACAGAAAGTTTAATTTTCAGTATGCGGCTTTCTCTATGGACTGCTCTGATTATTTTCCCGAGCTCACTGATGTAGATAGCCACACATACTTAGGTAACAATGCCGTGCGTTGTATGAAGAAACTATCATCAGGTTGGAAAGCAGATGCCTTTATGGATTTACTACGTGAAAAAACAGGCGGTAAACCAAAAGATCTTGAAGACGTAATGTGTGACTTTGTAAGGTTCGGACAAAACTATGTGCCAAGAGGTAATGGCACGTTTGATCACATACCATCTACATTGGCAAATAATTCTGGTTGGGAATCAGGTTGGGAACAAAGACAAGGCACTCCTCCTGTAAGAGCATTAGAGGATTTTATGGTATGATAAAAAAGATTAAATATTATATCATGTATACAGATCCTTGGGCTACTATATTTTGGAAGATATGGTTTTGGTATGGAATACGTAAAGCCATGAAGAGGATGAAGAAATGAAAGTAATGGTGACAGGAGCTGCTGGCTTCATAGGTATGCATACGTGTGTGAATCTTATCAATAGAGGTTATGAAGTATGCGGTATCGATAATTATAATGAATACTATAATCCTAATTTAAAATGGGATAGAGTTACTCAAATTAATTCAGCTCATATTAATAAACGTGAAAGAGCAGCAATACATAATATTGATTTATTAGATCGTGATAAAATGGTAGACTTTATGTATACCGAAAATCCAGATGCTGTCATTCATTTAGCTGGTTATCCTGGCGTCAGGTTTTCATTAGAACAACCACAATTATATATGATGAATAATATTAAAGGTACTCATAATTTGATTGAGGCATGTGAAATGTTAGCAATACATAAAGTTGTATATGCATCAACATCAAGTGTGAATACAGGACCGATTCCATTTAAAGAGGATCCACCCGGTCAAGCTAAACATCCATATGCCATGACTAAGATTGCAAATGAATCTATGTTTAATTACGCACGTATACCATCTACTACTGGTCTAAGATTCTTTACAGCTTATGGTCCATGGGGTAGACCAGATATGGCACTATATAAATTCGTAGATAATATTATACATGGTACAGAGATAGAAGTATATAATGATGGCAACATGTCACGTGATTTTACTTACATAGATGATATTGTAGATGGAGTAATAATTGCGCTTGAGTCTATGGAACACGGTAAAAATGAAATATATAATATCGGTTATGGCGAACGTGTACAGCTTATGGACTTTGTCAGAGAGATCGAAAAGAATCTAGATAGAGAAGCCAACATTCGCTATAGCCCAATGCATCCTGCTGATCTTCAAGACACTTGGTCAGATACAACTAAGCTACAAGCATTAGGGTATAAACCAAAGGTATCAGTGCAAGAAGGCGTTGCAAATTTTGTAGAATGGTATAAAACTTATCATAAGGTAAATTAATGAAGATGGCAATCATAGGCCATGGCTTTGTAGGTAAAGCTGTGGATGCAGGATTTAACGATCCTCGTATAGAAAAATATATAGTAGATCCATTATATGGAACTAAGTTAAAAGATTTAAATAAGTTTATAGATCTAGCTTGTGTATGTTTACCTACACCAATGAATGATGATGGTACAATCAATGCTGACTTAGTATTAGAAGCGACTGAATGGTTACGTAAAAATACAAATGCATTAATTGTAGTTAAATCTACTATTACTCCTGATGTTATGCCTTTACAATTTGAACGAGTAGTTTATAATCCTGAGTTTCTTGCCGAACGTAATGCAATAGAAGAATTTTTAAATCCTACTATTCATGTATTTGGTGGTTATGAAGAGGATTGCAAACAACTAAAAAAATATTATGATGACTATAGTGCATGTCGTCAATGTCCCACTCACTATACCACATTCGAAGAAGCAAGTTTTATCAAGTACGGTATCAATTGTTATCTTGCAAGTAAAGTAATGTGGTTCAACCAATTCGCAGAAATTATACATAAATCTAAAGCAAGATATTCTCGTGTAGTTAATGCAATGATTGATGATCCCCGTATCGGAGCATCACATACAACTGTACCAGGTTACGATGGTAAACTCGGATTTGGTGGAGCTTGTTTCCCAAAAGATACGTCAGCTTTTTTACATTATGCTGGTGATTTTAGCATCCTTGAAGAAGTAATAGATGCTAACAACGAAGTAAGAAAACAATATGAAGTAGATGACAGAGAAAAGTCAAATAATATTGTTTACAATACCCGTAAATCGTGATATAATATTCTTATCAATCTAAAGGAGATTATGCATGTCTATCATGGATAAACTCAAAAAGAACTCCAAGCTAAAAGCTACGGAGGTTCTTTCTGAGTCTAAATTTTTTAATGAAAAGGATATGGTAAAGACAGATGTACCAATGATTAATGTTGCCTTGTCAGGTGATATTGATGGTGGTCTATCTGCCGGTCTTACCGTTCTTGCCGGTCCATCAAAGCATTTCAAAACTTCATTTGCTTTACTTATGGCTGGTGCTTACATGAAGCATCACAAAGATGCCGTTATGTTATTTTATGATTCTGAGTTTGGCTCACCTCAAAATTATTTTAGTCAATTTGATATTGATCCTAGCCGTGTTCTTCACACACCGATTACAAATGTAGAAGAACTAAAATTCGATCTAGTCAATCAACTTGAGAACATCGATCGTGATGATCATGTTATTATTGTTATTGATTCAATCGGTAACTTAGCATCGAAGAAAGAACTTGATGATGCTATGAATGAAAAGTCAGTGGCAGATATGTCAAGGGCAAAAGCACTCAAAGGTTTATTTCGTATGGCAACTCCATACTTAACTATGAAGAATATTCCTATGGTTGCTGTTAACCATACATATATGGAAATCGGTCTGTTCCCTAAAGCCGTTGTTGGTGGTGGTACAGGTCTTTACTATTCAGCTGATAATATCTGGATCATTGGTCGTCAACAAGACAAAAAAGGTACAGAGATTCAAGGTTATCACTTTGTAATTAACGTAGAGAAATCACGCTATGTAAAAGAAAAGTCTAAGATTCCAATCACCGTCTCATGGGAAGGTGGCGTCGAAGATTATAGTGGATTACTTGATGTTGCCTTAGCAGGTGGATATGTTGAGAAACCATCGAATGGGTGGTATGCTGTGGTCGACCAGGAGACCGGTGAGTTAGGTAATAAAGTAAGGTATGGAGATACACTCGGACAGTTTTTCTGGGTTGACATCTTTGGTAAAACAGACTTTAAAGAGTTTGTCAAGAAGCAATATTCAATTGGTTACAAAGAACAAGTATCTATGGATGAAATTGTAGAGGAAACAGTATGACTATTACAAGTGACTTCTTAAAAGAAGACATTGACTTTGCAATCGAAGAAGAAGCAAATCCTGGTGAAGGCGAAATGGAATTTAACGTTCGCCTTCTAACAGGTGCATTTGTTGAGACATTGATTGGATTTAAAAATCTACGTATGATTGATGATCCAGCAGATGAAGATGAGTTTCAACTAGCATTTGACTTTGCTATTAAATCAACACCGGATCCTGACTTAACAGAAAAAAATAGTGGTTTACAAAAGGCTGCCGGTGATGTATTATTTACATTATTCCAAGAAGCAGAAAAAGTGAAAGCAAAAGATCTTGAGTGAGAATCTACAACAAACTATATTAAGAAATGTATTGACTAATGAAAATTACATGCGTAAGGTTCTGCCGTTTATACAACCAGATTATTTTACTGGTATCCATCAGAAGTTATTTAAAGAATTGGCATCCTTTGTTGCGAAGTATAACAAGCTTCCAACTGAGGAGGCTTTTCGTATTGAGGTAGATCAGTCTGATAGATTTGCAAATGCAAATGATTATACTGAAGCATCATCAATAATTCCTGATATATTTAAGATAGAAGAAATTGATACGCAATGGCTTGAGAATACTACTGAGAAGTGGTGTCAAGATCAGGCAGTACATAAAGCTGTACTAGAAGCTATTACAGTTATTGATGGTAAACACAAAACGCTATCTAAAAATTCATTACCTGATCTATTACAAAAAGCTCTTGCCGTATCATTTGATACAAACATTGGTCATGATTATATCGAAGCATTCTCTGAACGATATGATTTTTACCATGCAGATGAGAAAAGGATAGAGTTTGACATCGAAAAACTTAACCTCATTACTAAAGGTGGTTTACCCAATAAAACACTTAATATTGCTTTGGCTGGCACTGGCGTTGGTAAATCTCTCTTTATGTGCCATGTTGCTGGAAGCGTACTAGCACAAGGTAAAAATGTTTTATACATCACAATGGAAATGTCAGAAGAACGTATCGCTGAAAGAATCGATGCTAACTTACTAGATACACCATTAGATATAATACCTACATTGTCATTTGATATGTTTTCTAACAAGATTGCAAAACTAAAGAAGATGACAAACGGTAAACTGATCGTAAAAGAATATCCGACTGGTTCTGCACATAGCAATCACTTCCGAGCGCTGTTGAATGAACTTAAACTAAAGAAGAAGTTTGTACCTGATATGATATTCATTGATTACTTGAATATTTGTGCATCTTCTCGTATGAAAGCAATGGGAGGATCTATCAATTCTTATACATACATCAAAGCAATTGCTGAAGAGCTACGTGGTCTGGCGGTCGAATTTGACGTTCCGATCGTATCTGCAACTCAAACGACGCGTAGTGGTTATGGCAGCTCTGATCCTGGGCTTGAAGATACGTCCGAGTCTTTTGGATTACCCGCAACGGCGGACTTGATGTTTGCTCTCGTTTCTAATGAAGAGTTAGAATCACAGAATCAGATAATGATTAAACAATTAAAGAATCGTTATAATGATCCTGCCACACATAAGAGGTTTGTGGTAGGTATAGATAGATCACGTATGAAGTTATTTGATGTGGCTGAATCACAACAAAACTTAGTACAAGACGTACCAGTTTTTGATAATTCCACGGCACAAGAGAAATTTAGTAACTTTAAAATGGAGTAAGTGATGAAAGGAATAATGTGGCCTTTTTTATTTTGTGTATTTGTAATTGTAATCTTACCAGTGTTGTTAGTTGACAATGCTAAGTATTGTAAGCAAAGTATTATACCTTGTTATCCATGGGTGGAGCCTAGAGAATGGAATTAGATCCAAAGAAAGCTGCACAAGAAGAAGCTGAAAAAACGTTTGTAGAGTTTATAGTATGGACTAAGAGAGTTGTACTAGTTTCTATAATATTCCTTTTAGTTGTACTATTTGCATGTAACAATGGTGTGGAAACTGGGCCTAATGCAACAGGCAGTAAATACAATGGTGAACAATACAATCCAAGTAATATAAACATAAAGGAAAACAAATGAAGGATAAAGTAAAACCTATAGGATGGGGAACAACAATCTTAAGTATGAAGGATGCATGGAACGGTAT